AGCGAGAGCTTCTGCTCGATGTTTCCCATAATCATGGGCACGTCTGCGGCCATTTGCCGCGACACTTTGACGAAGTGCGCCAGGGTCCGCACGGGCGCGGTGTACTCGGTGTAGCTGACGCCGGATTGTGCTTTCTTGTCGCCTTCGTTCACCTGATAGTCCGCGTTCAGCGTCCACGACTCGCGGACGTATTCGACGGAGTTAGTAGCGTCGAGCGGGACCACGTCAAGCACATCCCGCATGACGATCCGAGGGAACACTTGCGGGACCAGCCCGATGCGGTACGGGAAGATGGGCCAACCGGACGCCGGCGCACCCGGAGGGGTGATGACGATCGGTGGACCTTCGGTGATGGTCGGGGGTGCGGCCTTGAGACTCATTCCACGAATGCGGGACTTGACGGTCGCGGAAACCTTGAAATTGCCGCTCCAGTTCGCATTCTTGAATGCGTCGCTCTCCACCGCGAGTCTGCACCAATTGGGCGGCTCGATGATGGCTGGAGGTCCACCGGAGCCCGGAGCCTTGGACATCCGCTCCATGACGAGCCGATGTTTTCCTTCGAGCCCCTGGACCGTGGCTTTCAGTTCTCGCTCGGCCTGCTGCGAGGCGATGAGCGCGTCCGTCAATTTGTTGAGTTCCGGCTCGAGTTTTGCGAGTCGGGCGCGGGCGTCCGCATCTTCGTAGCCCTTCTTGTCGCGTGCTTCCTGGACTTCGGTTGCGGCGTCGACCATCAGGGCGCGAACTCTGCGGACTTCCTCTTGCTGTTCAGTGGGCATTTAACCCTCCATGAGTGGGCGTGAGAGCGCCTGCTCCACGCGGCTATATAGATTGGCGTCATCGAGCCTCCCACCCGAGGACAGGTTCAAGTCCGAGAGCGTACGCATGATGCGCTTTGCGTCGGACTTCGAGAAGCCATCTACCTCCCGCAGATGTTTCTCCAAGTCGCGGAACGTTTTCACGTCCGCTACGAAAGCCTTGGGCTGCGCTGGCCAGGGAGTCAGCGAAACTTCGAATAACTCGATTTGATTGAGAATGCGACCCGCGTTGTCATCGCTCCAGTCCCAATCGAGCGCGGAGAAACCAATGCTCATGCCCATGCGGTAGCCGATGTCGGAGGCGACCTTGAGCATCTCGTAAGCGTTCGCTCCATCCGTGGTGTTCACGAATAGCTGACCCGCGAGAGACAGACCCTTGCCGTCCTCGGCCAGCGCGGTCGAGAGGCCGAGTGGCATCTCGTCGTGAACGTGGTTATAGAAAATCGGGACCCGGCCGTGAGTGTCCGCGATCGTCTGGCCGAATGCGCCCGGAGCGATACGGTCACCCTGCAAGTCCTTGCCATACGCGGACGCGTAGCCCGAGAACCGGCCATTGTCCTCGGTCTTTAATTCGTGGAATGCATAGGCTCTGTATAGCTCCATGTCATGACTCCTTGGCTGGTACTGTTGCGGGTTTCGCGGGCGGGGCTGCGGGAAACGGAGGAGGCTGCGGTGTCGGCGCGGGCGGCTGCTGGCCCACGGGAACCGAAACCATGTTCAGCGGCGTGAGATAATCATCTCCGCCCTCGATTGTCGTCATGTCTTCTGCGGTGCGAACGTCATTCGCACTCAACCAGCCCCATTGCCGCCCTGTGGCATAGGACTGGTAACGCGACTGCGTATCGCCCCGCTCGAAGGCATTCAGGTTGAACCGGAACGCGTGGTCATCGTCGAGCAGATGCTTGTTAACGCACTGCTCCAGGCAGGACGCGTACGGCGTGACCGTGTAGCGAACGAACTCGATGCTCTGCTGTTCGACGGACGCGTAAGTCGGCTTGTCCATCGCTCCGATTAAGTGCGGAGGCACTCCGAAAATCCGGGCTATCTGCTCAACCGAAAATTTCTGCTCCTCGATGTACTGGAGTTGCTCGGGCGGAATCGCGATCGCGGAATACTTCGCGCCTTCTTCGAGAATGGCGATGCGGCCCGCGTTCAGCGGTCCACCGTGGATCTCTTGCCAGGACTGGCGAATCCGGTCTACCTGCTCCTTGCGGAGTTGCGTTGGATATTCCAGGACCCCGTTCGGTCGCCCTCCGTTCTGATACAGATTGAGCGCATAGGTCGCGGACGCCTGCTGCCAGTCAATGGTGTTGCGGTGATAGATGAGCACCGGGAGCCCGAGGTATCCATCCATCGAAAACATGCGGAAATGCATCAGGTTTTCGCTGGTGAAGATATTCAGGTGTCCGCGAAAATCCGCGTAGTAATACGCAAACGTGCCGTCAGTTTGCAGAATGACTTGGACTCGCGCGGGATTGAGCGGCCACAGCCCGATAACTTCATCACCGATGCGATCGACCCAGGTGTAGCCGTTGCCCCACAACAGCAGACTAAGCAGCGTCGGTTGGAGCCATTGCTGCAACGTCATATCCGGGTTGGGCGACTTGGTCAGGACGCGATAGAGCGGATGAGTCTTGGCCGGGATTTTCCCCGTGTCGGTGATCTCGAATAGCTCCGTGGGCGTGGTCGCGATCGAGTTCGAGATCAGACGGCAGCAGGCCCACACCGCAGCCGAGGAGAGCGCGAGGTTCGCAGCCGGACTGACGCCGATGACTCCGGGCAGCGTGTTGACCGGGCTTCCGGCCTGGGTGAGATTTCCATCGCCCACGGTCTGAATGGGCGTACCATGGATGTCCTTCTCCGCAGCGGGCGCGAGAGCCTTCGGCGCGGAGAGCCCGAGCCACTCCTTGGCGCGAGTAATCAAATCACCCATAAGCCTCGGTTCTCGTAATCGGCGCGGGGCCCCTGCCGGATGCCGCGCACGATGCACATGAGCAGCGCGGTGACTCCGTCGATTTTCTTCTCCTCGCTTTCCTTCGAAGGCATGACCAGATCACCCGCGCGGCGGTTGATTTTGACGTTCGACATCATCCACGCGAGAATGGGGTCGCCGTCGTGATGAATGGAGCGGTCCAGGATGAGCCCCTCCATTTCGAGCATTGCGGGCGTCATGGTGGACGCGTTCTGCCGGATCTCGATTGGCTTCCGCAGCCCGCGCGACTCGATGCCAGTTATCAGCGTTCCCGCGTGCGCCGGATCGAGCGCGATGTCCAGGACTTCGAAGCGCGAGGAAAGCCGCTCCAGATCGTCCAGGATGTAGTCATAATCGGTGATCGCGCCCTGAGTCGCGGTCAGATGTCCGGCTGCTTCCCATCCCTGATAGTGCGAATTCTCGGAGCGATTGACCGTCTCGTCCGGCAGGTAATAGAAGCCGAACACGGCCCAGTAATCGCGTGCGCTCGTCGGCGGAAACGCCGCGACCATGGCCGCGATGTCCGAGCGCCACGCGAGGTCGATGCCGATGTAACACTCTTGGTGTTCGAAGTCTTCCTGGTCGAGCTTGGGATCGGCGCATCGGTCCCACGCGCCGGCAGGGAGCCAAGCCACGTCCGCGTTGACCCAGACGTCCAGATGCTTGGTCAGGAACGCATTCTGCGCCGAGGGCATGACCTGGGCCCGCGCTCCCTCGGGGCGGATGGAATCCGGCAGGACCGAAATGCCCCAGTTCGGATTCGCTTTGATCCAGGTCGGCTCCTCCCACGGGTCATCGCCGTCATCGATGGTGTAAATGATCCCGAAGTAGCTCTCGTCTTTAACGAGCTTGCTCAGGACGTCGATAACGTGTCCGCGCTGGTCGTAGCACACCGAGGCGCGATTCGTTCCAGCGGTCGTGATGGCCCAGATGAGGGACTGCGTCCGGGAGCCCGTCGCGGTTTCCAGCACGTCCCACAGCCCGCGCGAGGGATGAGCGTGTAGCTCGTCAATGAGCGCGGCATGAAGGTTCAGACCGTCCAGGTTTCCGTACTCGGCCGAGAGCGCCTCAAACTTACTCGCGGTCTTTTGCTGGACGATCGCGTGGGCCAGGACTTCGATACCGAAGCGGGCCTGGAATCCCTTCTCGCGTCGGGCCATGTGTTGGGCGTCCGCGAAAACGAGCTTGGCCTGATGAATCGCGTTAGCCGCGGAGACGACCTGGGCCCCGTGCTCACCGTCGCAAGCCAGCATGTAATTTCCGATCGCGGCAGTGAGCGTGCTTTTCGCGTTCTTACGCGGGACCTCGATGTAGACGGTTCGAAATCTCCGCTTGTCGGTCGCGGTGACTTTCCAGCCGAACACGTTGCACACGATGAAGCATTGCCAGGGCTCCAGTTCGAGCTTGCGGCCATCCCGCGCCCAGTCGCCGCGTACGTGCGGGAATCGGCGGATGATGTCGCACACCCGCTCCGCTGCGTCCTCATCGAAGCGATAGGGTTGGTCCTTGCCGCGCCAGCGATCGAGATCACCGAGGAATCGCTCGACCGTGAGCCGGACCCATCGGCACGCGGGCGTTTTTCCTCGAATGACCGAATCGGCATAGCTCCGCGCCAGCGCGACGTGCTGCGCTGTGCGGGCCGAAGGCATCTAGGTCAATGCACGATGAGTGTGAGGACTTCCGCGAGAACCCACCAGAACAGACCAATGGCAACGAGGTTTCTGCCGCGCGGAGGTACGACTCCGAAACTCGCCAGCAGAAAACAAACCATAGCCAGCACGAGCAGAAACACGTGAAGTACAACCATCATGACCTCCAGGGAACCCCGGTGTTCGTCATCCCGTGGCCACGTCATCCCATCCGGCCAGGGCCCCGAGCGGAAGCTCCCCGGTCATGATGCGGGTCCGGCTTGCGGGCGAGAAGCCCAGGTGATCGATAGCCCGCAGCATGATGAGCGCCTGCTTGTTGACTACGGGCAAATAGGGCGATTGAATCGGGAGCCCAGTGTTCGGAGCCTTGACCAGGAGTCCGTGCTTGCGGACCTCGGCCAGGGCGTGGCGATGGAGCACGTGAGCGGTGCACCACGTTTCGAGGACGGACGCGTCGATCATTTTCAGCAGCCCCGGAGGAGCGTGCTCGATGGCGTAATTCCAGACATCGCGGAGTTCCTCGTCGGCCTCGAAATGCGCCGGCGCATTCTTCAGGTCGCCCACGGGCTTAGGTTCCTGCGTATTGAGCTTGCGTTTGCCGGGATTGCCGCGAATGATTTTCAAGTGCGTCGGCGTCGGATGGCGTCCAGGTTTCATACGAGTGAGTGAGTCAGGTTGATCGCTGCGAAAAATTCTTGCCGCAGTTCCGGCTTATCGCGAAAATGTCCGAGCATTGCAGAACTGATGAACGTGGCGCGTTGCTTGCGTGCGCCCCGGCAGGACAAACACCCGTGAGTCGCTTCGATCAGGCACGCGGCCCCGAGCGGCGAGACGTACTCCAGGATGGCTCCCGCGATCTCAGCGCAGAGCCGCTCCTGCAATTGAAAGCGACGGGCGAAACAATCGACCACCCGCGCGAGTTTCGAGATCCCGACAACGAAGTCATTCGGGATGTAAGCCACGTGAGCGCGTCCGTTGAACGGCATCATGTGATGCTCACAGACGGACGTGAACTCGACGTCCTTCAAAATCACGAGGTCGTCACCTGGCGCGGGAAATCGGCACGCGAGGATATCAGCCGGGTTTTCATCGTACCCGTCCGTCATCTCGAAAAGCGCATCTACCACGCGTCGCGGAGTGTCGCGGAGCGTCTCCTCCGACACGTGGCCGTTGGCAATGAGCCGCATCATTTCGCGGATTCCGTCCTCGGCCAGCACTAACGGACGTTCCAGGACTTGTGCAGTTGCACGGACAGTCGCCATGTCGGATTTTCCTTTACCAGTTCGATGCACCACGCGAGAGTTTCGGGTTTGAGCCCGTGGCCGTTGAACGCGGGCGAGATCAGATTGTGTTTGGCCTTGCATGCGGGGCGCGGAATCGCTTGCCCGACCTCGCGCACGTACTTGACTTCGTCCGCGGCCAATTGCCGGACGGCATGCTCCGCGACCTTGGGCGAGACGGTGATCCAGTCCACCGGAGCCTCGATCGCAATCGACCCGTTTGTCTCGATCGCGATGTAGTAACCGAGTTCGTGGAGCGCGTCCGCGAGTTCGCGATCGTACTGGAGCGCGGGCTCTCCTCCGGTCATGATGACGGAGCGGCAGGACGGAGCCGCGGCTCGGATTTCATCGATTATGATGCCTAGGTCGAGAGTCCGTCCGCTCATGAACTCGGTGTCACAGTCGAAGCCCCCTGGAGACTTGGGCCCCGGCTCCACTCGGCATTCCAGGTTGCAGCCCGCGAAGCGCACGAACACATTCGGAGTTCCGGCGCGGACGCCCTCGCCCTGGAGCGAATAGAAAATCTCATTCACCCGGTACGGCATCGGCCCAGCAATTCTCCGTTTCCCAGAGCCGCACGTGAATTACGCGGACGTGCTCCTGGGTTTTCGCGATCAGTCCCGCTGCGGTGAGCAGCAATTCCCGCGCCATGTTCTCCGCAGTCGGGTTGTAGGGCAGCACGGCTATGCGCCATTGCGGATGATGCGCGAATGTTTCGAGTAGCTCCGTGTCCTCGGTGTTCACGAGAAACGCGTGGTCCCAGTTCTGGTCAATCCATTCGCCCACCACGCGCTTGATGACCGAGAAGTCCACCACGCGGCCGATGGGGTCCAGCCGGATCGCCTCGGCTGTGATCTCGGCTGCGTAATTGTGACCATGCGGAAATTGGCACTTGCCCTCGTGACCGAGGACGCGATGACCAGCCGAGAACGTGAGCCGCCGGGTGCAGTTCACGCGGCCTCCAGTTCGGACATTTCCCTGCGCCACCGGGCTCGAGCCTTGGCCTCGAGTTCCAGGTAGAAATTGACCTCGCCCCGGAGATTCTGCCGTGAGCCCCTCACGTTGACGCGGGCCCCGAACGTCTGCCAGTAGCCGTACTGACACGGGCGCACCTCCCAGGTCGTGGCATCGACGGAATGAAACGGGATCTTGAGCAGAGCTTGCGCGGAGCCGAACCCGAATCCGTGAACGCGCTTCGGCCAGACGGCGCTCATGCAGCGGATGGCCCAGTCGGTTTTCTGCTTCGAATTTCTGTACGCGACTCCACCGAGCGCGATCTTCGGATAGTCGCGGGCCATGCCCTTCAACGCGTCGAGCGGTTCGCCCACGTGATAGCACGGGATGGCTTGGACTCCGGCCTTCCACATCAGTTCGGTGTTGCGGAGCGATGCTTTCCAATCGCCGATGACGTCGAGCGAGTAGACCTCGGTGAGCGTGGAGTCGGTCATCTGGAGCTCACGCACGGAGCGGATGAAGTCGCCCAGGTTAATCGGCTTGCCGGACTGATACGCGGTGAACGCGCCCGAATCCATCGCCCAATTGCGATAGCGGTAATCCTTGCGCCGTTTCAGGAACTCATCGACGTACACGAACGAAACCAGAAGCGCCGGCGCGTTGCGTTCGTCCTGGACCGGAGAGTCGAGGAGTCCGCGCCGACCTTTGAGCGTTCCGTTGACGTCGCCCTGACCCGTGCCGATTGCGAGGCGCACGGTCGGAGCTTTGAGCCACTCGTGCCGGACGGAGCTAGAACCCTGGTGCGGCATGAGAGCAAGCCGGACCGTGGGCGCGGAGGTCATGACATCGAACGTTCTGCTATGCGCTCCAGA